ATAATTGGATATCGATCTCGCCGTCTTGGCGTGTATCCGCACGTGGGACAATCGTCCCCCTGGTCTCTGCGATCAGGCGCAAATACCCGACCCATACTCGACCACCGGTTCCAGCAGCCCGAGCATGTGGGCAATTCCTACTGCGAGGAGGTAGGAGACGTTATTCTCCTTGAGGTGCTTAACGAGCAATCCCCACCGCAGTGCGGAGGTGGTTGCTACTGCAGCTGAAGTTGCTTCAGTTTCTGGAGTCATACTCATGCCCCCATGTTCATGGCGGCAACGCCCTTGTAATCACCGGCCTTGACGGTCATTCGCACGTCTCCGGCCAATTGGTGTGAGATACTGGGCTTGATGACAACAAGTCCACATGGTGCATTGAAGAAACCAGTGGACGTACGTGATGTGCTCGAACCCGCAGGGTTGGCAGCACCACTGTTGTCCAGCGTGGCAATCTTGACCCAGACGTTGTTAGTAAACGCCGTGGCATTGTATGGGGGAGCATTCCCCAAAAATGACAAGTCATCCATTTGCTTGTCATCCACACGATCGTCCGCATCGGCGTATGGTTGGTTCGTCGATGCTGTGGATGGTGCGAGGTCGGTATCACCGCTCTTATCGTACTCCTGGAGAATGGAGAACTCACTGGCCGACGGCGTGCTTCCCCACGTGAAAGTACGTTGAGTAGTTCCGTCAGCTAATGTGATTCTGGAATTAGAGAATTCACCATCAGTATTAGCAGCACCCGCAAGCGATTCGCTGTACTGATATGGGACGACATCTGTTCCCGAGACACCGCTCGTGACCCGTAGATCCTCCCAACGTGCAATTTTCTGCCCAGACATAAATTGACGTTCATCAGCCGATGCTCGAAGATAAGCTGCCCGAGCGAACTGCCAGGCTTTTTGCACATACCAGGTATCTGTTAGTGCCCAGACTTCGTACTGTGCAGGGCCACTTCCAGTGTTTTCCCTGTTTTCAATGTCAACCTTGACTTGGTAAGTTTTCCCTTGCCGGTAGAGACGATGGTTCACCACCGACAATTGACGAGCTACATCCATCACGTACGTTGTACCTGCTGCAGCCGTTCCGAGATTCACGGTTCGCTGGACTGGGTAGTAATCAGCCTTCAGCGATCGATACGATGGGTCCGTCTTTGCGTTTTTCTTTGCACGCTGTGCCATGCGCTCTCCATGCCCGGATTCAGTCCATGAGCATTCCGGTCCCAAATTTGGCCCAGGAGCCAAATGTTCGAGTAAGCCGTGGAGAACTTCGTCTTCCTTTGTAATCGACCTTGCCATTCAGAAAGTCTGAAACTTCCGCCTTCAGGGACGGATTCAGTTTCTTCACATCTGCGGCCTTTGTCACGTACTGGACTTTTGCCGAGTACCTGATGACTTGAGCGAGTTCGTCATCTGTTGCTACATCAAGAGTGTAGATACGACCGAGGCCCAGCGGTGAGAGCACCCGCTTATTCGACCTCGTCGCAACTTCCAGCTTCTCTGGCTGCAGCTTCATCGTTAGATCGTCATTCCATTCGCTCATCTTTGTGCTCGATTTCAGTGGAACCGACCAGTCGTCTTCGAATCCGAACATTACACTGTGCAGATGGCAGTTCCATGTCCCCGAGCTGTTAGTGAACTCGATGTGGTGGGACCCTCCAGATACCCCCCACTCTTTCATCATCGTGTTAAGCCCACGCATGCTGTGCCAGCCTGTGTGTCCCGAAAGGGTCACCCTCTCCGTCAGGTAGTTCACCTGATCTTCCAGACTTGCCCGACGAATCTCCGACTCTTTGCCAGGTAAGGTCGTAGTGAGGATTGCAACCTTCGGCTGCCACCCCACGTCTTCAGCCCAGTCAATGTCATACTGCAATCGGCGAGCGATCTTAGCCTGCATTCTCCTGGCTCTCACATCTTCACACGCCGGACATAGCCGCCAACGTGCACAGAGGTTTCGGTCGAGTGGATCGTAGCTAATCCGTTTACAACCCGGCCTTAACTCCGCCATCTCGATCATCTCAGATTGCCCCCAAGAAGAAAGAGGTGACAGAAGGTTGTCTTGGGGACATCTTAACCTGCACATTCCCCCCCATAAATGGTGTGTTATTTTTTAGCAGGTAGTGTAGTATAACAAGTAAGGAACTTGCCTCCGACTCCACCGGAACCGAAGGGGTCCCGCTTTTTGCCCTGGGCAGAACTATCCTCGCACACGTGCAAGCACGTGCACTGCGTCGTCCTGGCTCCCCCTTGTGCACGCACAACGATTGATTCAATCGTTGCACTGCACTACGGCTCCCAGTGCGTGTGGTCTGAAGGATTGGAGTGGGATGTGCCATCACTCAACCCACTCCTCACCACATCGGTAACATCGAACATGCACAACTTCGTGCTCGATAATTGGATATCGATCTCGCCGTCTTGGCGTGTATCCGCACGTGGGACAATCGTCCCCCTGGTCTCTGCGATCAGGCGCAAATACCCGACCCATACTCGACCACCG